ACGGCCCCAAGTGGGGCCGTTACGGTGCGCGCGTCGAATACTTACTAACTGACGTGGAAGCGTGGGAGCAGGACAGGGCAAAAGCGATGCAGGAGCATTACAGCACCAAGCAGCTTGCCGGACTCCTGGAATTATCCGAAACCACGATTATTATGTGGCGCTGGCAAAACAAAGGGCCAGCCTACAACAAGGCGGGGCGGCGCGTTTCGTACCCCAAAAACACTACCATTGAATGGGCGAAAGAAAATGGCTATGAAATCGAATGAGACAGTAAACGGGCGCTACTTTTTCCGCTGGAGTTCCCCAGAGGGGCAGGCAGCGTTAAAAGCGGCCAATATCGCGCTGGCATCCAGTGGCCTGCAGATCCACTACGACACCGGCATGGCCCCGGGCCTGCTGGGCGAAGAAGTGCCGGACGTTCACACCGAAACGCACCAGCAGACAGTCGCCACGGCCCAGCGCGTGGAGCAGGAAGAGCAGCAGCGCCAGCAGGAAGTCGCTGATCGTATTCGCCAGGCGGAAGCAGCCGCCGCAGAACGGGCAAAGAAAACCAATGAGTAAAATCACCGTGGCAGCGTCGCCACTGACCCGCACCATTTTTGCAGGGCGGGCCAAACCGGCAGACAAGCGCAACCCTACCGGGCCGCAGCAGTGGATCAACAAAGAAGACGTTACGCAGGCGGCGGTGATCGCCGTGGCGCAGCACCTGGGCCAGCCCGGGGCATATCTGGAGCTGGGCGGCCCAGGACAACCCACCGTTATGCTGGCGTTACTGAGCGCGAGCGACTTCGCGCTGCTGGAAGCGGCACGACTGGCGAATGCAAAAGAGGCGGCAGAGAATGGCGAGTAAGGGCGTAAACAAAGTTATCCTGGTGGGCAATCTGGGGCAGGATCCCGAAGTGCGTTACATGCCGAACGGTAACGCGGTTGCCAATATCAGCCTGGCGACGTCGGAAAGCTGGCGCGACAAGCAGACCGGGGAGCAGAAAGAGATCACCGAGTGGCACCGCGTCGTCTTCTTTGGGAAGCTGGCCGAAGTGGTGGGCGAGTACGCCAAAAAAGGGACGCAGATGTATGTCGAAGGCCAGTTGAAAACCCGCAAGTGGCAGGACGCGCAGGGCGTCGATCGCTACACCACGGAAATTGTGGTGAACGTGGGCGGTACCATGCAGCTGCTGGGCGGACGTCAAAACGGCGGATCCCAGCAGACGGCCGGCGGCGGGCAAAATAACAACGGATGGGGGCAACCGCAGCAGCCGCAGGGCACCGGCCAGCAGCAATTCAGCGGCACACCTGAGCAGCAGCAGGCAGCCCGTAACGCGGCAGCGCATAACATGAACCGCACGCCACCACCGGGTAACGAACCACCGATGGATTTCGACGACGACATTCCTTTTTAACTGACCAATGGGCGGCACCCGCCGCCCTTTTTCATGGGGCTAAATTATGGCGATGCTGGCGCAAGCACCGGAAGAAATTAACCTGCGCGAGTTTCAGGGGCGAATGACCCGCGAGGCGTCGGATCATTTCCGCAAGGGCAAAAAAGCAGTGCTGCTGCAGTCGCCAACTGGCAGCGGCAAAACGGTTAAAGCGTGCTGGATGATCCAGCAGGCGCTGCGGCGTGCGAAGTCATGCTGGTTTATCTGCCACCGCGTGGAGCTGCTGGGCGGCACGTCTAACACCTTCAACAAGTACGGCATGGATCACGGCTACGTCGCCGCGGGCCTGCCTATGGACACCTCAAAGCAGTTAATGGTCTGCCTGATTGATACGCTCAAAAACCGCCTGGCGGTCATGCGCGCACCGCAGCTGGCAATCTTTGACGAAGCGCACCACTGTGGCGCAGAGGGCTGGGCGGAAGTGCTTCACTGGCTGCTGAAAATGGGCAGCTATGTGATCGGACTGAGTGCGACACCTGAACGCCTGGACGGCGTGGGGCTTGATGAATTTTTCGAAGAAATGGTGGAAGGGCCGCAACCCGCATGGCTGATGGAGCATGGCTATCTGTCGCGGTATCGGATGTTTTGCCCTGAGAACGTGGGCGAAAAGAAACTGGTGGGCGATATGATCACCCAGTACCAGAAAAACATGCCCGGTTATAAGTTCGTGGGCTTCGCGAAAAATATCGCATCCTCGATCGATTACGCGCGCAAGTTTACCGCCGCTGGGATCCCCTGCGCCCACCTCGATGGCAGCACGAAGAAGGAAGAGCGCAGCAAGATTATCCGGGCGTATGCAGACGGCTACCTGGACGGCATATTTAACGTGGGGCTGTTTACGGAAGGGTTTGATCTGTCCGCCGTTGCCGGTACCGACGTAACCATAGACGGCCTGGTGGATAACCAGCTGACCGAATCCTACGCCCTGCAGAAACAAAAATGGGGCAGGATCCTGCGCCCCCGCCCCGGCAAAATCGCGGTGATTAACGACCACGTGGGCAACGACGCATTGCACGGGTACCCGGACGACGAAGAGATCTGGAGCCTCCACGGCGACCTTGCGTTTAAAGACAGGAAGAAGAACGCGAGCGGCAAGCCGCCACCGGTTCACTGCGGCGGCTGCTTTAACAGCCTGAAACGCCCGCTGCCGGTAAAATGCCCGCACTGTGAAAGACCGGTACCGGACGGCATGGACAACATACTGACCCATAAACCCGGCGCAATGGTGGAGGTGAGCGAAGAGCGCAAGCAGGTGAACCGCGTCAACAAGAAACAAGAGGAAATGGCCTGTAAAACGCTTAACGAACTGGTGGCGCTGGCCGTGCGTCGCGGGCATAAAAACCCCCAGACGTGGGCAAGCGAGCAGTGGAATAAACGGTTAAGCCGGTACGCGATGATTGGCTAATAAAAAAGCATACATATGTTATTGACCTATACGCCCGTATAGATTACCTTAGTTAACAGGCGGCGCACCTGCCGCCCTTAACTGAGGATCCACCATGTTTAAATCACTCCTGAAATATTTCAAACGCCAGCCAGCTGGCTACCGCGTAGACCTGGGCAACGGCGCTTTTGTTTTTGCCTCCACCGCAGAGCAGGCAGCCGAATTCGCCTACATTATCCAGCGCAATGACGCTGACGCTAAAGCGCATAATGACCAGTGTCTGGCTCTTTCGCTGGAAGCCCATCGAATCCAGCGGATTACCGACGCGCTAAACGCCCTGCCTGAACCCGCATCAATCGACACCCGCGTGGCCCGCCAGGAGCATATGCCGCATAAACGCATCGCCAGCGGCAACCATCCAAAACTGAAAGGCTATTAGGGGGCACCGTGGCGCAGACTCTTAATTTTGAAAACTCACGGATTAAGAAAGACGGCGCACGGAAGCACCTCATTTTGTCGGACGGACGCGAATACATGCGCGTAAGCCCGGGCGACTGGCGAGGATTCGTAAAGCCAGTCGCGGAAGGCGGGCACCCACCACACTGGCGCAGGCCATCCAGCAACATAGCCAAACAGCTGGAAAGTTATTTCAGAAAGGCAGGTAAAAAATGATATTCCGCGTGCGAGTCCTGCGCCTGCTGGTGACTATCAAGCGCGAAAGGCGCTATTTAATACCGCACATTTTAATCATGGCGGTACTCATTGAAATAATCGCAATTGCTATCGAGGTGAACAAATGATCTACCGCAGAATGACCACGATCCGGGGCCGGATCGAAATCGTGTTGGGCCAGAACCTTTCCGAACCCGGCAAAGAGACAGCCGCAACCCTGAGCAAAGAAAGCCCTTTCACCGAATTCATGGTGCAAAAGGGCCGCCGTGTTAACCGTGACGCTATGGCTAAGTACCTGCGCCAGCTGCGTCGTGAGCTGCGCGAATTCGTGAGGGATGCAGATGCTTAACAGCCTGATCCGTTATGCCGTTGGCGCGTATATCGCGCTGATGGTGGTAATTCTCTTTGGAGATTGGACGCTATGAAAAAGTTAATTATTGCCGCCCTGCTGCTGGCATCTTTCGGTCTGGCCGCAGCTGACGAAATCGAAGGCCCGATGGACGAAAACGGCGTTATCCAGCTGGCTGGTGGTGACGACGATCAGGAGCCAGCACCTAACCCGGCGCTGCAGGATATGGATCAGACCTTTTACTGCGTGGAGCTGCAGAAGCTGGCCGAATTCATGACCCACCGGCGCAAAGAGGGCGCGCCCGAATCCTACGTGGTGCAGATCCTTGCCCAGAACAACCGGCAGGATTTGATCTGGATTGCGCGCCGGGTTTACTGGCCGCAGAACTGGGACAAAACCCCTGAGCAGGTGGGCTTTCAGGTCTGGCAGGCGTGCGAGGATAAAAAAAGAAATAGATAAGTGTTGCCTATACGAACGTATAGATATATATTCTTTTCACGGGGCAGCGTGGGGCCGCCCGGACAAGCAAAAATGAGGTAACACCATGTTTAATTCAATGTCTCGCCGTACCGCTATCCAATTCGTAGTCCTGGCTTCTGCCGCTGTCTGGTTTGTTGGTACCGTCGCCGCAGTTAAAGTTGCAGCCTGGCTGCTGTAAGGGGGCTGCAATGTCTAACAGTGATAACGACGCTGACCGGATCTACCTGAACCACCAGACGCCGGAATACCCGGGTAAGCGTGGCAAAAACGATCCTGACTACAAAAAGCCAGTGAGCCGCGAACACGAACTGCAGAACGCAATCCGCAACGATCTGGCAGGCGAATGCCTGCTGTTTCGTGCCAACGTGGGTACCGGCTGGCAGGCAACCGGCAAGCCTGAGCGTTACAGCAAGCCCACTACGGTGGTTATCAACCGCGGCGACGTGGTGCTGCGCAAGGCGCGACCTTTCGACACGGGCTTGCCTGCTGGCTTCTCTGACTTATTCGGCGTAACCAGTATCACTATCACGCCGGAAATGGTGGGCAAGCGGGTGGGCGTCTTCTTCGCGATGGAGGTTAAAGACCAGGCGCAGGCCAGCCGGGAGCAGGCCAACTTTCTGCAGGCGGTGAAGGATAACGGCGGCATCGCCGGAATCGCTAAGAGTACGGAGGACGCGCGGCGCATCGTGCGTAAAAAGAAACATGGTGACTAAAAGAACCCTGATAGACGATCTCGCTAACTGCTGGTTTGACGAACTGCCAGCAGACCAGCAAAACCAGCAATCATTCCGCAACTGCCAGGATATGGCGGCAAAATATTTCGAGGCGAACAGCTATGGCAATTTTAAACCGATCAGTAACTGCGGAGGACGCGAAAAACCGCTGGGCAACCCAGTGGGGCTGCTTTCTGGATGCGCAGCACCTTTACGGCAGGCGCTTTTCGGTGGACGTGTGCGCGGAGCCGGAAACGGCGAAAGTAAAACGCTTCTTCGCAAGCACTGACTGGTTTGATTCTCGCCGCCTGTCTTCTTTCGGTATCGGCGGCATGGACGGATTCGGCATCAAGAAAGGGCAGAAGGTGCTGGGGCTGGACGCGCTGCGCCACAAATGGCCCGCCGATTGGTGGTGCAATCCGCCTTTTGATCGAAAGTGGGAGTTTGTAGCCCACGCCCGAGTCCAGCAGCAATCGGGAAGACCCGGCATGATGCTGTTGCCATACAGCCCGTGCAGCACCAGCTGGCGGCGCGCTCTGGGTACCGGCGTAATTATCTATGAGCCGGACGGACGCTACAACTTTATGGAGCCGGACGGCGAGACGAAGCAGAGCGGCGCTAATTTCGAATCGGCGCTGGTAGTCTTCACGACTAACCTGATCGGCGATTCGATACGGGTACCGTTTCTGCGGGGGATCCACCAGCATGGCAAGGCAGATTGAACCGACGCTACAAAACGCCCAGGCGCTGATGCTTCGCGCCATTGAAACCAACGATTTTATTTTATTTCTCGCCGCTAAGGTTTGCTTATACAACCTGGGGCTGATGGAGGGTTTATTTGATGATTACCAATAAATTTACGAACGCTAAGTTGGCCAAAGAAATCGAACGTTTAAACCGTGAAGTAACCAGCCTTAAATCGGCGCTGTTGCTGGCTGCCGACAACAACAGCAAAGCCGAGCAGCTGGAAACGATGCTGGAAGGCGCAGCCGCCGAAAACGCCCACCTGCTGGCACGCCTTCACCAGCTGGGCGATCCGAACATGTGCGATCTGGTAGTTGAGCTAATGGCGCTGAAAGTGACCGGCAAACTATGCGCCCGCTTACAGGCCCGAGGGTACCGTGAAGCAGTTGCCGATGTTCGCGCCGTGGCACGCACCGCCCGCAACCCGCAGATTTACGACCTGATGATGGATATTTGCGGCCAGATGGATGCCAAAGCCGCACGGGTGGAGGCGCTTTAATGGCGGCCTATTACAACGAGTTCAACAAGGACGCAGCCGCCTGGCTGCGTGTTCTCATTCAGGAAGGGCTGATCGCCCACGGATATGTCGATGAAAGATCAATCGAAGAAGTTACCCCCGGCGACCTGCGAGGCTTCACCCAGTGCCATTTCTTCGCGGGCATCGGCGGCTGGAGTCTCGCATTGCGAATCGCCGGAGTTGCTGACAATACACCGTGCTGGACAGGATCACCCCCCTGCCAGCCTTTCAGCGTCGCAGGATTGCAACTTGGAATGCACGACGCAAGACACCTTGCCCCAGTCTGGCTGCGGCTTATTGACCAGTGCCAGCCTTCAAAGATCTTTGGAGAGCAGGTTAAAGCGGCAATTAAGCCCGGATGGCTTGATCTTTTATTCGGCGAAATGGAAAGAGCGGGCTACGCCTGCGGGGCGTCAGTATTGCCAGCTGGCGCTAGTGAAGCGCCCCACCTGCGCGACAGATTATTTTTCGGGGCAGTGCGAAACGTGGCCCACACCGATAGCGAACGACGCGAAGGGCAGCGACTACAGCACCAGCAACGGGGAGAAGATATTGAAGTTGCCGGGAGTGGCGAAGCTGGCAGCATGGACGACGCCCAGCCATTCGGACGGGACGCGGGGCGGCACCGGGATAACGGAGAACATGACGGGCAGCAGCCTGGTGCAGCAGGCCAAACTGGCGAGCTGGCCGACGAGCAGCGCGACGGATCACAAGGGTGGCTACGAGGGTGGCAGGATTCGCAACGGCAAACTTTCGGTGGACAGGCTGGACGTGGCCGCGCAGCTGGCGACCTGGCCAACGCCTTTGACCGTTCCCGAATCGGACGCCAGCAGGGGCCAACTGTCTGGCAGCATGAGGCAACAGCTGGAGCCGTGCAAGCCGTCAATCCGTGGGCAAGTCTTAAACGCCAATGGGATCGATGTGACTGGATCTTATGCCTCGATGGCAACTACCGGCCCATTGAACCCGGCACTTTCCCGCTGGCTAATGGGGTACCCGCCCGAGTGGGACGATTGCGCGGTTATGGCAATGCCATCAGCCCGCAAATCACGTCAGAATTTATCGAAGCCTTTAACGGAGCCTGCAACGATGCGCGCCGCGCCTAAAGTGCGCATCCGGGCGGGATCCTTTGAGCACGACGGCTGGCTGGCGCTGGCCGCGCAAAAGAGGAAGTGACTATGTACAACACCCAGATATTGCCGGACGGCGAGGTGCGCGTGATGGACTACACCCCCAACACCGTTACAGTGGCAAACGAATATCAATGGACGGAGGAAGGCGGCTGGAAAATGTGGATCAATGCCGACGTGCAGGACGGCGGCTACTGGCGTACATTCACGGCAGAGATAACGATCGAAGTGCTGGAGCGGCTGAAAGCTGCGGCGCTGGCATCGCTTGAAGTGAGGGCGCAGCCGGATGAATCAAACTGACGTAGACAAGCTGCGGGCAGCAGTGGAAGGCGTAGCAATTGCACTTATCCCCCACTGGCAAAAGCTGGGGGAATCATTCAAAAAAGTAAGAGAGGATTTAGCCATGAATCAATCCAGCGTAATTGAAAAACAGATCGTCGCAGCCCTGCAGCGCCAGGGCGCGGATAGCGGTACCGCCAACGTGGCGGCGCGGCATGCCATGAGCATTTACGGTATGCAGTCCCGCATGGGTACCGCCAGCATGCAGCAGATTTTAAAGACTGCTGGCGAGTACGCAGAGCGCACCCAGAAAGGATTTAAGTACAAAGCCCGCAGCAAATAACCAAAAAAATCTGAAATAATTCTATACGTGCGTATAGGTGATGGTCTACTATCACCTTGCGCACTTTTTCTTTGGAGCTAAGAAACCATGACCAACCCGAATCAGGAATTAATCGACTTTATGAAGGACAACGCCCTGACCCCGAAGGACGTTGCCGAAATGCTGGGCGTGAATGTAGACACCGTTTACATGTGGCGCGCCAGCAATGGCATTCGCGTTATACCTGCAGCCCGTTTCGAATTGCTGCAACTCAAAACGGCAGCAAAAAAGACTGCGTAAGCAGCGGGCAGTAAGGGGCTTTTGCGATGGCTAAAAAATCATACAACCCGCTAACGGTTGACCAGATCCGACGCATGCTGACCTACATCGACGCCGATTGTTCGCGCGAAGAATGGGTGGACGTCGCTATGGGCGTTATGTCTGAGCTGGGCGACGCAGGCGAAGAAGTCTGGATGGAGTGGAGCCGCACCAGTACGGCAAAATTCAACCTTTCAGATGCACGCAGCACCTGGAAGTCTATCGGCGCTGGCGGAAAGACGATCGGCACCGTGTGGCACATGGCTGCCCAGAAAGGATGGGCGCTGGATAAGAGCGAGATCCAGCAGCTGCCAGAAGAGGAAATGGCCCAGCGTATTGCCAACCGCGAGGCAGCCGAAAAGGCAGCCAAAGAAGCGCGACAGGCTGATGCCGATAAGGCACGCGACAGGGCAAACAATACGTGGAACGCGGCAGCACCTTGCGGCGATCACCCATACCTGCAGCGCAAAAAGGTGAAGTCCCACAACCTCAAAGTGGGCGACTTCGCGCTGGAGAAACGCGACGGCACCTACAGCACCCAGAAAAACATGCTGCTGATCCCGGTTATGTCGCTGGACGGCACGATCCACAACCTGCAAGCCATCTGGCCGAAAAAGCCAAAATGGGCAGAAGGTGGCAGCGATAAGCTGTTTATCAAAGGCGGCCTGGTGGGCGGTCACTTTTTCATAATCGGCAACCCCGGCGACGGCGACGGCACCGTGGCTTTTTGTGAGGGTTACGCAACCGGCGCAGCAATCCGGGAGGCAACCGGCTGGTGCGTGGTGATCTGCTTCAACAGCAACAACCTGATGCCGGTAGCGGAGCAATTCGCCAAAGAATTCGTGGGCGTGCCTTTCGTGGTCTGCGGCGATAACGATCGCTGGACGACGACGACGGTTAACGGCCAGAAGGTGAATAACCCGGGCGAACTGGCCGCTAAAAGCGTGGCTAACGTGATCCGCGGGCGTTGCATCATTCCCCGCTTCACAAAGGAAACGCTACAGGCTAACACCGTGACAGACGACAAGGGCAGGACGCGCGGCCCTACCGACTTTAACGACCTTTTAGTGCTGGAAGGCGAAGAGCAGCTGGCGCGCCAGTTATCGGCGAAGGTGGTAGAAATGGCGAACATCAACCAAAAAAATAAATCCCCGGAGGAATCGACCAACCCGTGGGCAAACGAAGAATTTACGGTGCTGGGGCATAACCACGGCAATTATTTTTACCTTTGCCACGGTAGCCGCCAGGTGATCACCATGACGGCAGCGAAGCACACCAAAAATAACCTGATGGAACTCGCAAGCCTCGAATGGTGGTACTCAATGTACCCGGTAAAGGGCGCGATCGACTGGGAGAAAGCCACCAACGACCTGATGCGCTTATGCCAGCAGCGCGGCATCTATTCGCTGGAAAAGATGCGCGGGCGTGGTGCGTGGTGGGACGACGATCGCGCGGTCTATCACTTTGGCAGCCATCTGCTGGTAGACGGCGAGGAAGTGGAAATTACCGACTTTAACAGCCGGTACACGTACCAGCAGGAACTGCCACTACCGACGCCAGCCGACGAGGCGCTAACCGACGACGAAGGGCAGGGGCTGCTGGATCTGGCAATGTCGTTTCGGTGGAGCGTGCCCGCGTCTGGCTGCTTACTGGCTGGATTCGTGGCGCTGGCACCTATCTGCGGTGCACTGCGCTGGCGGCCCCACCTGTGGCTTACCGGTGGCGCTGGCTGCGGTAAATCGACGGTGCTTAACGAATACATTAACCCGCTGATGCACGGCATTAACATATTCGCGCAGGGCAACAGTACAGAGGCAGGGATCCGCCAGCGACTGGGTGGTGATGCCCGTCCAGTGTTGTTCGATGAATCCGAGTCAAACAACGAACGCGAGGCGCAGCGCGTCCAGAACATCCTTTCGATGGTTCGCCAGGCATCCAGTGAGAGCCAGGCGGAGACGCTGAAAGGCAGCGCCAACGGCGACAGCATAACGTTTATGATCCGCAGCATGTTTTGCTTCGCATCCATTCAGGTGGGCATGAAGCAGCAGGCCGATATTGAGCGTTTAACGGTGCTGGCGATGCGCGGCAAAGAGGGTGAAGAGAACGCGGCAGGCAACTGGGAGCAGCTGAGCGAGCGCCTTTACCAGCTGCGCCGGGATAAGGATCTACCGGCCCGCCTGTTTAAGCGCACGCTGGATTTGATGCCCACCACGCTGGCGAACATCAAAACCTTTTCCCGGGCTGCCGGTGATTATTTCGGTACCGCCCGCGAAGGCGACCAGTACGGCACGTTGCTGGCTGGCTGCTGGAGCCTGATCAGCACTGAGGCAGCGACCTATGAGGAGGCGCAGGAAATGATCGGGCGCTTCACGTGGGACGAAATCAAAGAGCGCAGCAGCGAGAGCGAAAGCAGCCAGGTGCTGGCCCGCATCATGGGTATCACCGACAAACTGGGCAACGGGCTTAACGTCCGACTGCTGGAAGTGCTGCAGCAGGCCGCTGGCCGTGGGCAGGGTATTGGTCTGGATCAGAAAGAGGCGCAGCGCGTGTTACGCACTTACGGGATGGTCTACGAAGAAGGGCACCTGCTGATTGCCAACAACTGCCCGTATATCGAACGCCGCCTGCGTGATACGTCATTCGGCAGTGACTGGCGCGGGCAGCTGATGCGCGTTGCTGGCGTCGTGGCCTGGCCAAAGCCGAAAAAGATTAACGGCACCCTGTCGCGCTGCGTGGGCATACCGTTTGATCTGGTGGCAGAAGACCCGAGCCAGCAGGAGCTGCTAAACTGACAGTGCTGTGATACGCGCAGGGATGCGCACCCCCCCGACCCGCTTCTGCGGGTTTTTTTTCGCCCCCCAGACCCCCAAACACCCAGAAACCAGCGAAAAGGGTTACAAACAGCCCGAGGTTACAAGGCTTGTTACCTCATTTGTAACCGCTAAGTGTATGTTTTCAAAGGAAGGTTACAAGGTTACAGAGGTTACACGGAAATACAGAGAGTTGTAACGTGTGTGTGCGCGTGTGTGCGCGTGTGCGTGGGGTTATGTTTCCATTTATATATATATTCTTGTAACCTTTATATATATATATATAGAAAACAGATAGTTAAGGGTTACAAAATGGGGTTACAAGGAGGTTACAAGGCCCGGAATCTTGTAACCTTTTGCCTTAAGTTTATGATATGAAAGGAAATAGCGTTGTAACCTTTTCGTTTTTATATGCAATCGTATAGATAAACCCCGGCAATCGTATAGAATCAGACTAATCCCGCTACAAAGAGCCTTTCAGATGAACTTACCCAAAAGCGTGCAGCAGATTGCAGACGTGATAGGTATATCGCAAACCTTAAAGCTAATTGGCCTGCTGCCGGTCTGTAAGGTTCGCGATAAACGCTATTCAAAAGCGATTAGCAACCGGATCGTGCTGATCGTGCCAGCCAACCTCAAAGCCGACGATAAGCTGGTGAAAATGATCGGATGGGATGACGCCTACAAACTATCCCGCCACTTTGGCGGCGAATTCCTTTACCCAGCCACCTGCGCCGATATTTATCGCGACTTCCTGAAAGATACAGCGCAACGTATGTACAGAGACGGCAGGAAGCCCGCAGACGTTGCCGAAGCCATGCAGATACCCTACAGAACGATTAGCCGCTGGCTGGCTGATGCCATCCCCCACCATGCGCAGGCATGCAGTGCTGGTAATATGTTCGACGCAACCGGCAGTAACGTGGGGAAAGGCAACAATGTGGCTAATTGAACTATTCGCGACCCGTATCGACGTATTGCTGGCAGGTTTAGCAGGCGGCTTTGTGGGTTTACGATTCTATAAGGATTTAACGACGTTTCAGGGACGGATTTACTTTGTGATTTGTGGAGGATTATCCGGCATGTATGTGGCCCCGTTCGCATACGACTATTACAAACTGGCAGTACACGACCCCGAAGCGAGTAAAAATGCCTTACTGTTTTACGCGCTGTTTATCGGGATATTCGGCCCCAAGCTGGTTCAGACGATACTCAATGGAATTGAGAACGGCGCAATATGGGAAATCATCAAAGCCAGATTCTGGGGAGTTATCGAAGCTATTGCCAAAGGCAAAAGCAAGGAAGAGTAACCATGTTTATCAAAGCGAACACGTTAGAATCAATCTATCAGGCGAGCGGCATTATCGGCGTTTCACTGATCCTGTTTTACTGCGTTGTGCAGATATTCGATCCACGCGTCAAAGAAGGCGCGCTGGGCGGTATTTTCTACATGGTCATTGCCAGCAGTTGTGTGGCGTGGCTTTTCCATATGTTCCAGGGCACCTTTCCGCACCGCACCACCATTACGATGATTTGCGGGATTGCTGCGCTAATGACCCGTCGTTTAATCCTGTTATCACCGGGCTGGATGCGCTTTAAGGCATGGTGGTTTATTCAGGCAAAGGCCGCAAAGGCCGAAAACCTCAACCGGAGGAAGTAAGAATGGCACGCATAACAGCAGAAGCAGCAGGCGGCCAGAACGTTATCGCGTTTCTGGATATGCTCGCCTTTTCGGAAGGCACCGACAACGGCAGGCAGCGGACGAAAGACAATGGCTACGACGTCCTGGTGGGCGGACAGTTGTTTGCAGGCTATGCAGATCACCCGCGCAAATTGATCCGCATTGATAAGCTGAAAATCAACAGCACCGCAGCTGGACGCTACCAGATCCTTTCCCGCTATTACGATGCCTACAAAAAGCAGCTGGGCCTGCCTGACTTTGGCCCGGTATCACAGGACAAAATCGCGCTGCAGATGATGCGGGAATGCCGTGCCATCGCCATGCTGCAGAAGGGAGACATTAAAAACGCGATTATGGCCTGCGCCAGTCGCTGGGCATCGCTGCCTGGTGCTGGCTACGGACAGCACGAACACAAAATGGACGTGCTGATTGAGCAATGGCGCAAGGCCGGGGGCAAATAGCTATGAACGTGGGCAACGTGATAGTGCCCACGTGGGCCAAATGGGTGGGGCTGGCCGGTGGGCTGGCCCTTCTCATTTTCGCCGCGTGCGTGCTCAATGTGCGCTATTTCATCAATCCAGCGGTTAACGCCGAAACGGCCCGCTGGCAGGAAAGATGGGATAAGCGAAACCTGGCTGATGTTAAGGCCAAAGCCGATTTTGACAACCAGAAGCGCGATTATGAGAGGAAACGACAGGATGAAGTTAACCAGATACAAAAAGACGCCCAAAACGAAGTCGCTCGCCTTGCTGCTTTGCGTGCTGCTGCTGATCGCAATTCTGACAGGCTGCAGCAGCAAATCAGCGCCGCTATCACCCGACTACGTGCCGGACAGCCTGCCACCGATGCCGCAGGAAGGCAGGCAGGGGATAGCGCCGGACTATTGCTTACCCAGCTGTACAGAGAGATTGACGCAACAGCGGGAAGAATGGCGGCAGAGGCTGACAGGGCCAGAGCAGCAGGGCTGACCTGTGAGGCTGTTTTCGATTCTATGCGTAAACCCAAATAACACCCCGGCCCCCCTTGTGGGGGCTATGGCATACAGAGGGCAGGCTATGACTAAGCGACCAATGAACACACCCAGGGCAGAGACGCAGGAGCAGAGGGACAGGAGGCTTGAACAGCACCGCGAGGAATGGAGTAAGCGGGGTTACATGCCAATAGCCCTAGAACGCACTGAGAGCGTCGCTAACACTAAGGCAGTGTACGAGACACATACATGGCTAGACGTGGCAGCAGTGGCGTGCGCAGGAGCTGCAGGCGTGTACATAGTGGCAAGGCTTGCATGGGTGGGCCTATGCATTGCGATAGGTCAATGATGAGAATGATTACCATCGACGTGTCAAATGATAACGTTTCTCATTTCAAAAAATTTTTAAGGTACTTCCCGAGGGGGCAGCCTTGCGGGGGCAGTGCCGCCGCGACAAACACGCTGTAAGAAGTTTCTTAAAAACCAGTTTTACAATTATAAAGTAACCAGATTAACCACTTTTTTCGATTAGAAGGGCCAATGCGATGGCAATACGTGGACAGACAGTCAACCGAACCGATCTGGCGCAGATTTTTGGCGTCTCTATGCCGACCGTCGATCGCTGGATTCGTGCAGGCATGCCGGTGCTATCAGCTGGCCGCCGTGGAGTATCGGCGGAATTCAATACGGCGGAATGTTTTGAATGGCTGCGCAATTCGGCAGTGGACGAAGCCACGGGCAAGGTGATGGCAGACGACGCGACGATAGACCGCCGCATGAAGACCGCCAAAATGGTGCGCGCCGAACTAGACCTAGAAAAAGAAAAGGGCACGCTGGCCCCGATTGCCCAGATGGAAGCTGCGCTGGCGAATATCTTCGCGAACCTCCGCGCAAAAATGCGCGTTATCCCGAGCCGCGCTTACGGGGCGCTGGTGGGGGAAGACGACGAAGGGATCTGGAAAGAAACCCTGATGCGGGAGATCGACGGGGCGCTGACTGACACCGCCAATTCGAACCTGTTTACCGGCCCTATGGATGAATTGGAGGCAGAGCAAGATGGGTTTGACGACGAAGACGAAGAGTAAAAGGGCGAAGCCAGCGGCAAAGCCACAACCAAAGGCGGAGGATTACGGCCAATTCCGTAACCTTGCTGGGATCCTGTCTGCCGTCAAAAGAGCGCAGCGCAACCTGATCCCGCCGCCCGTCATGCTGCCCAGCGTGTGGGCTGAGAAGAATATCAAGATTCCTACCGGCAACGCCGTGCCGGGGCCGTACCGCATCCACAACGCCCCCTATCAGCGGGAGCCTATGGACATGCTGGTGCAGCCCGACTGCTACCGCGTTTCCCTGATGTGGGGCGCGCAGGTGGGCAAAACGCTGCTGGCGCTTTGCGTGCAAGCGTATTGCATCGGGGCCAGCCCGCGCAGCCAGATGATGATGCAGCCCAGCGAAAACGATTTAGGCGTGTGGCTGGAAACGAAATTTAACCCGCTGGCGGAAGACTGCAGCGCCGTGGCTGACGCGCTGGCGCAGGGTAAAGTTGATAACAAAAAAATGAAGGGCTACCCGGGCGGCTTTATGATGTTTGCCTGGGCTGGCTCGCCTAAAACGATGCGTGGACGTTCGGCCCCGACCATTATCTGCGATGAGGTGGACGGCTACGAACGGACAAGCGAGGGGCACCCGGTTAGCCTGCTGTGGCAACGTTCGGCAACGTTCGGTGATATCCGTTTCCTGATCGATATCTCAACGCCAACCATCAAAGGGGAAAGCTACATTGAAAAATCGTTTGAAGCTGGCGATCAGCGTCGTTTCTATGTGCCTTGCCCACACTGCGAAGCGCATGTGCTGCTGGAGTGGGAGCACATACACTGGCCTGGCAGGATGGGCAGCGACGAAGAGAACATTAAAGCACTGGACGAAATGGAGCCAGAAAAGGCCCATTTCCACTGCCCGGACTGTGGCGCGCAATGGACAGACGGCCAGCGCATTGCGGCGATACGCAAAGCGGAAAGCGTAGGGGCTGGCTGGAAAGCCACCCGCCCGTTTACCGGTCACGCCAGTTACCACCTGAACGAGCTGTACAGCACATTCCGCAAGATACCGGCGATCGTGCGTGACTACATCGACAAGCTGAAAACCGACGACCTGCAGACGTTTTACAACGTATCGCTGGCGCTGACGTGGGACGAAAAAGGGGAAAGCGCAGACCCGGACAGCCTGATGGCGCGCCGCGAGATTTACAGCGAGGATGGATCCTTTGACGTACCGGCCGGCGGCTTGTATTTAACGGCCGGAATCGACATGCAGATCGACCGTCTGGAATGTGAAGTGGTGGCGTGGGGGCTGGGCGAAGAAAGCTGGAGCCTGGGTTACTGGGTATTCTGGGGCGACCCGCTGACCGGGGATCCGTGGGATCAGCTGGACGACCTACTGGAAAGCCATTTCATCCACGAAACCGGCGCAAAGCTGCGGATCATGGGCGCATGCCTCGATACTGGCGGTACAAACGGAATGACGTCTGCGGCCTATGCATATGCGAAGGGCCGTACTGGCCGCCGCCTCTTTGCGATAAAAGGCGTGCCCGGATGGGGCAAAGCGGTGGCAGAGAAGCCCAGCCGCCGCCAGTCTGGTAAAGACACCCGTAAAGTGGACTTGTGGCCGATCGCGGTTGACGAAGGAAAGTTGATTGTTACGCGCCGCCTGAACAAGACGGAGGCAGGCCCGGGTTATTGCCACTTCCCGGACGATCGGCACGAAGAATGGTTTAACCAGCTGACCGCTGAAAAGATGGTCACTAAATACGTTCGCGGGCAGCCGGTTCGCGAGTGGAAAAAGCCAGACCGCGCCCGAAATGAGGCGCTGGACTGCCGCGTGTACGCTTATGCCGCCCTGAAAATTACCGCCCCCCGCCTGCTTAAGATTGCCCAGAGGCTGGGAATTGATACCACTGGCGCAGAACCAGAGCGCCGCAAGAGGCTTAAAACCGTGCCAAAAATGCCAAAATCCGAGACAGAATTGCCACAAACCGATACAGCGGTACCAGAAACGCCAGTTTTAGCGAGCTTTGCGCCAGAACCGGAGGAAAACGAACCAGTGGAGGTGGTGCAGAATGCCATCCCGCACAATGACAAACCAGCCACAACAAAGCAGAATCGACCACGCTTACAATCAAAAGCCGTAGCCGGGAAGAAGGCAAAAAAAGCCGGTGGCGGCGCTAACTGGGTGAAAGGGGGCTGGTGATGCCAGTAACGGTTCCAAAAAACATAATCCACGGGATGCCATTCACGTGGGCGACCAATTACCGCCCGCGCGGAATCACCACCACCGGCCAGCTGGTTATCCGTGGCGGTGCAAGCCTTCTGACGCTGGGATCCGTGGTTGAAAATAACCACCTCGTTTTCCGGGCTGATGCTGACAACGCCGCAGACCTGTTACCGGGGCTTTATTTTTACCAGATGATCGCCACCACGGGCGGCGTGCCGGAAGTGCTGGAAAGTGGCCGCTTTACGGTGCAGGCCAATCTGGCGCTGGTAGGGCCGGAATTCGACGGCCTGAGCGAAAACCAAAAAGCCCTGATTGCGATTAACAAGACGCTGGCAGCGCGTGCGCAGGGTGGCGCGCCCGTTCGGTACCGAATCAACAACCGCGAGTTATACAGCGAATCAATGACCGACCTTTTAGCACTGCAAAAGCATTACCAGTTGCTGGTAAATGCCGAGCTGGCAGCAGAAGCCGGATCTGATCTGTGGAACCGCAAAATAAGGTACTCCATGAAATGAATTTATTTAACTGGGGCCGCAAGGCCAAAGAGCCGGAGCAGAAAAAGCGCAGCCGAATTCCCCCACGTTTCGGCCAGCGCCTTTTCGATGCCGCGAAGCCCGATCGAATGTCGATGGAGTGGGGCAACGACCCGCTGACAGCCGACGAAATCATAGCCAAAAACTGGCAGCCGCTTGTCGCTCGCAGCCAGGAGCAGATCGCCAACAACGACTATGCGAAACACTTCGCGCGACTGGCCCGCCAGAACATCGTCGGGCAGAACGGGATCCTGTTAAACGCCCGGGCTAAGTCTGGCAAGGGTAAACTGGATAAAAGCGCCAACGACGCGATCCAGCGTGCGTGGGCTGAATTCTGCAAGCGGGAAAACATCGACATTACCGGCAAAAAGTCGATGCGCGAATTTCAGAACCAGCTGGTAAACAGCCTGGCGAGTAGCGGCGAATTTCTCTGCAGGAAGGTTTACGGGGCCGATGCTGGGCCGTTCGGCTTTTCACTGCAGGCGATCCCAGCGCAGCGCGTGCCCATTGAAATGGTTATTGACCGCCTGAACGGCGGTACCAACTTTGTGCGGTTCGGTATTGAGTACACCCAGTATGGCAAGCCGGTGGCGTACCATTTCCGCACCCTGCTGAGCGATGCCGATCGCTACATGTACAGCGGCAAGCCTTACGTGCGCGTACCGGCTGACGAAGTGATCCACGTTTTCCGCGAAGAAATCCCCGGCCAGCGTCGCGGGCTGCCGTGGCTGGCGACGTCGCTTTACCGCATGCGCCAGATGAACGGCATGGATCAGGCGGCTTTGGTGAACGCCCGTACCGGTGCGGCGAAGCTGGGCTGGATCTCGTTTGAAGGTGAGAGCGACGGCCCGGAATACGATGAAGACGACCCGCCAGTGGTGGATATTGAGCCAGGCGAAATGGGCATCCTGCCGAAAGGCGCGCGCGTGGAGAAATGGGATCCGCAGTACCCCAGCGGCGAGTATGCGATTTTCGTTAAAAACCAGCTGCGCGGCATCGCTGCAGGTCTGGGCGTGGCATACAACAATCTGGCGCAGGATCTGGAAGGCGTTAACTTTTCCAGTATTCGGCAGGGCACGCTGGACGAACGCGAGACGTGGAAGGATTTACAACAGTTTGTTTGTGAAGAATTCCTGCAGCCAGTATTCGACGCCTGGCTGCCGCGTGCTTTACTGGCCGGCCTGATCGTGACCGACAACGGAAAGAGCCTTAACCCGGTAACGCTGACGAAATATCAGGATATTTTGTGGCAGCCGCGCCGCTGGGCATGGATTGACCCGGTGAGCGACGTTAAAGCCAGCGTGGCGGCCAAAAACGCCATGCTTAAGTCGCCGTCTGAACTGATCCGCGACAGCGGGCAAGACCCGGACGAAGTGGTGCAGCAGATTGCGCAGGATATCCAGTCGCAGCTTGAAACGCTTATGGCGGCTGGCCTGAGTAAGAAAAACGCGGAAAATCTGGTAATGTCTGGTTACGCCGTGGATCCCAAAATGATGCAGGAAGAGGCAACCCCGAATGAACAAACGAAACCTACTGGCGCTTAGTCTGGCCGCGATTATCGGCTGCAGCTTTACGCGAGCTGCGACGGTAGAGCAGCTGGATCTGGCCGCCGTCAACCGCGACCTGCCCGCGCAAACGCGCGACATGCAGATCGAAAGCGTGGACAAAGAAAAACGCACGGTGCAGATCTCGTTTTCCAGTGAGCACCCAGTGCGCCGCTGGTACGGCAACGAGATTCTGGATCACAGTCCCGGCGCGGTAGACTTTACGCGGCTGGAGTCTGGCGCAGCTGCCCTGCTGGTGGATCACAACTGGCAGGATCAGGTGGGCGTTATCGAACGCGCCTGGCTGGGTGATGACCGCCGCTGTTATGCTATCGTGCGCTTTGGCAAGAGCGCCCGCGCAGACGAAATTTTTAACGATGTGATCGACAAAATCCGCACGCTGGTTAGCGTTGGCTATCAGGTACTCGAAGCCAAATTGTCAGTAGAGCGCGAGGACGGCGAAGATGACTACCTTATGACGCGCTGGCTACCATATGAAATCAGTTTCGTATCGGTACCAGCCGACCATACGGTGGGGGCTGGGCGTGCTGCCCCATTTAATGCCATCCCGCACAATGACAGCGGATCAATTCCTGTGAATAATGGCCGTCAAGGTGAAAAACCACCAGCGGCGAAACCTAAACCCGGAGCAAGAAAGATGGAAAAAGAACTGTACGATCAGAACGGTAATTTCGTTCGCGCGATCGTGGACGATAACGGCAACATTTTACGTGTACTTGCCGTTCTTCGCGCCGCTGCGCCAGCGCCTACCCAGAACAACCCAGAGCCGCAGGGCGACCAGCGCACTGCTGCGCAGGTACTGGAAGACGAGCGCACCCGCGTGCGTGAGTTAACCACTATGGGCACCAGCTACAACCTGCCTACCGAAGCCGCGCGCGCCGTCGCTGATGGCATTACCGTTGAAGCATTCCGCGCTATCGCGCTGGACGCAATCAACCAGCGCCAGCAGCAGCAGCCAGGCACCAAAAAGCCCGCCATCCGTGGCGCAGCGTCAGCTGGTACCGGCGAACGCGGCGTACCGCTGTCTGAGATGGAAAGCCCGGAAATTGGCCTGAGCGAAGAAGACGTGCGCAACTATTCGATCTTCAACGTTGTGCGCCACCTTTCCAACCCTACCGATATGCGTCTGCGTGAAGCGGCCAGTTTTGAGCTGGAATGTTCGGAAGCAGCGCAAAAGCAAACCGGGCGTAGTGCGCAAGGCATTCTGATCCCGCAGGACGTGCTGCAGCGTTTCGGTAACGAAGCCACCGTGCGCGCGTTTAACGCAGGCGGCGCGGCTAACACCCCGACCGGAGCAGTTACCGGCGCGAATCTGGTAGCCACCAACTACATGGCATCCAGCTTTATCGACCTGCTGCGCCAGCGTACCGTTATCATGCAGCTGGCCCGCACTATGGGCGGCCTGGTGGGTAACGTCGAAATCCCGAAACAGATCGCCGGTTCGCAGGCGTACTGGATCGGTGAACACGAAGATGCGCAGGAAACCACACCAGTGATCGGCCAGATCGGTTTGAACCCGCATACACTTGCGGCTTACACCGATATTTCTCGCCGCCTGCTGATGCAGTCTACCCCTGACGCAGAAGGCATCGTGCGCGCTGACCTGATCGCCGCTATCGGTAGCGGTATCAACGCCGCCGCTTTCTACGGTACCGGCGAAAACAACCAGCCGCTGGGCCTGTTGAACCAGGATGGCATTAACGCGGTACCGTTCGCGAACGTTACACCGACTTATAAAGAGCTGGTGGCAATGGAATCAGCGATCGCAGCTGACGACGCCGACGTTAACAGCATGGCCTACGTGATCAACACCGCGCAGCGTGGCGACTTCAAAACCACGCCTAAGCTGACTGGCGGATCTGACCAGGGCGTGATCTGGGAACCGGGCAACGGCCTGAACGGCTACCGTGCGGAAGTGACCAACACCATTAAAGCCGGTGATGTGTTCTTTGGTAACTTCAACGATCTGATCATCGGTATGTGGGGCGGTCTGGATCTGATTGTTGACCCGTACAGCCTGAGCAAAAAAGGTGCGCTGCGTCTGGTAGTGTTCCAGGATGTGGACTTTGCACTGCGCCGCGTGGAGTCATTCACCTACGGCCATAAAGCCGCAGTGACCCCGTAATAACCACCCCGGAAAGCCGCCTGCGGGCGGCTTCTTTGCACTGAACTGGAGTTACAAAAATGTCAAAAACTATCGTCATTGAATTAACCAGCGCCATCGTGTGGGGCGGCGTGATCCAGCCTGCCGGTACCGAAATCGAAGTCACCGAGATTGAAGCGCGTCATTACATGACCCGTGGCAAAGCGGTGCTGGCTGAGGGTGAAGCCCTGGAGCTGGGTACCGGCCCTTTTACGACTACGGGCCAGGCTGGAAACAGTGGATCCGACGTCGTGCCGACCTCGCCTCTAAACACCGTCGATCTGTCTAAACTGACCGTGGAGCAGTTGCACGAATGGGCGAAAGCCAAATCTTTCACCGTGACCGCTACCAAAAAGGCAGACATTCAGAAAGAGTTGCAGGATCAGCTGGATCACGAAGCGTCAAAAGAGCTGAGCGATAACCAGGCCGCTGGCGTCGTACCTAACCCGGCCCCGCTGGAGCCACTGCGCCAAGCTGATCTGAACGAGAAAAAGGAATAAGCCGCTATGAGTAAACCCGCCTGGGAAAACCTGGGCGTGTTTTATCAGTCGGATAGAAAGGGCGGCTTTGCTAAAGCTGCCTTTTTTTTTAAGGCTGATGGCACGCCAGTGAATACAGAAGCTGTTTACGTGTTGTACGACGAAGCAAAGTACGACGCTAACGCAGGTGAATACGATTTCGAAACCAGCCAGCCGCGCCTGATGATGGAGGATTTGCCAATCTGGCGAACGCTCACCAAAAAAGACAAGGTGCAGATCGAGGATGAGGGCTTATTCATTCTGGAAGAGCACGCGCGCCCGGACGGTACCGGCAACGTAACGATCGATCTGGCCCCGCAAGATGCTTACCTTTGACATTGATTTAGAGCAGCTGAAAATTGCCGCCGACCAGATAGGAGCCAGCGATAAGGTATTTAAAGCCATGATCGCACGCGCCTGCAGCCGGACGGCGGCAACCCTGCGCAGAATGAGCGGGCGCGGGCTTAAAAACGAACTGCAGCTGCGCACGCTGGGCGTACTGAGGAAGCGCCTTAAATCCATCCGACTGCGTGGGAATAATACCGGCGTTTCCCTGTGGTACGGCTTAAACGATCTGCCGGTATCGGCGTTTAAAGGCCGACCACGCAACACCAAAGACGGTGCCAAAAAAGGTAACGTGGAGATCAAAGGCGGCTTTGTCGGGAAGACCAAGCGCGGAAAGGCAACGATATTCAAGCGCGCTGGAGAAGCGCGACTACCTATCCGGGAGCAGCTGTTAGAGATAAAAGACCAGGCTGATATTTATATCGAAGACGAAATTTTTACAGAGGTGGATCGGATCTTCTGGCAGCACTTTGAACGAGATCTGAAAGCCCGCGACAAATACCAGAAAGTTAGCGACAGGTGGCAATGATGCAAGACAACTACCCCGAAACCGATCTGGCCCTTTTCATTCAGGCCATTATTAAAGACATTAAAGAGCGTTTCCCGTCGCTGGTGAACGTCGAATTTTTCCCGGATGAACCGGAAGCCAACACCCGCATGCCAGTGCCCGCGTGCCTGCTGGACGTGTCGGAAATGGAAGTGGATCTGGATGAAGACCCGGGCACCGGCCAGACGCCCACGCGCCTGTCTTTTTCCGCATTCCTGGTTATCAGCGGGCTGCAGGACGGCAACACGAAGCTGCAGATCAGGCTGATGGCTGCCGCGCTGGTATCGTGGCTTAAAATGCGACACTGGCGTGACCCACGCGACCCGGGCACCGAAGAAGAACCCAACCACCTGCCGAGCGACCCGGCTATGCCGGTGGGAGCGTACAGGGATGATTTCGACCCACGGCTGGATCGTTATGAGGTATGGCGCGTTGACTGGGAGCAGGTTATTTATCTGGGCAAAAGTGATTTTGATTCCAGCTTTTTGCCGTCGCGTGTCTGGCTGGGGCTGGCCCCGGACATTGGCGCGGAGCACCGCGAAGACTACGTGGAGATCACCGGCAATGGACAGTAACGAACTATTCCAGCGCCTCGATGGCGTGATCAAAACCGGTTATATCCGCAACGTTGACCCGGACGCTAAGCAGGTGCGCGTTGCGGTGGATGGCAACGTTACCGGCTGGATTGATTGGGGCGTCTGGCGGGCAGGGCTGCTTAAGGTCTGGAGCTGCCCGGATCGTGGCGAAAAGGTGCTGATCGCAGCACCGGCCGGCGACCTTTCGATGGCTGTCGTTTTATGCAGCCTGTACAGCGACAACGGCGGCGAATCGCCCAGCAGCGACCCGGAAGAAACTTACATCAAATTCCCGGATGGCAGCACGCTGGTTTACAACCACGGCGAAAACGAATTTAACCTGGTAGTGACCGGGCAGGGCATGGTTAAAATCACCTGCGTTTCGGCTACCGTCACGGCTACTGATTCGGTCACGCTGGACGCGCCGGAAACGCTGGTAACTGGCAACCTTACCGTTAAACAGAAGATTACCGGGCAGGGCGGCATGGGCATAAGCGGCGGATCAGGCGGCGCGGTTGCTGACTTTGGCGGGCCGGTTCGCGTTACCGGTGGCGACGTGAAGGTGGATGGCATAGGCGTTAAATCCCACATCCACAAAGAGCAGGGCGACGGTAACGACGTCGGGCCAGCACGCGGTTAATGCCATCCCACACAATGACAGGATAGAGGGCTGCAAATATGATAGGCACTGACCGAAACACGGGGAAACTGATCGCAGGGATTGACCATCTGCGCCAGTCATTTCAGGACTTACTGACAACCCCAAAGGGCACCCGCATTATGCGGGCAGATTACGGCAGCGACCTGCCGCGCCTGGTGGATTTACCGGTTAATGGCGAACTGATTCTGGACATTATCACCGAAACAGCGGTGGCTATTATGAACTGGGAGCCGCGATTCAAGGTGGCGACAGTCAAAGTTACGACTATCACCGAATCGCAGGTGATTTTAGCGGTTAGCGGCAAATACCTGCCGGACGGCCAGGAAATAACGATAGACGGGATCGTGGTGAAATAATGGCGACTAACGGAACATTTACAGCGGTTAACCTTTCGCAGCTGCCGCCGCCGCAGGTGGTGGAGGTGCTGGACTTTGAAAAGATCGTCAGTGAAATCATTGCCGACTTCAAAGCGCGCCAGGAGGCTGCGGGCCAGCCCTATACGTCAGTAGTTGAAGCCGACCCGGCTTACAAAATGGCACAGGCGGCAGCCTATCGCGAAATGATCGTGCGCGCCCGCGTGAACGAATCAGCCAAAGCGGTGATGCTGGCTTACGCCGTGGACGCGGATCTGGACAATATCGGGGCCAATACCGGCGTTACTCGCCTGGTGGTGCAGGAGGCAGACCCGACAACCATCCCGCCTACGCCGCGCATAATGGAGAGCAACGACGACTACCGCGCGCGCATCCAGTTGGCACCCGAAGCCTACACCACCGCAGGCAGTGAAGGTTCGTACCAGTACCACACCCGCAGCGCAAACGGCAAAATCAAAGACGCCCAGGTGCTTTCGCCCGCGCCCACGCAGGTGCTGGTCTACATTTCCAACCGTGACGGAAACGGCGAAGCCACTATGGATATGGTGGCAGATGTGCGCGCCGCGCTGAATGCCAAAACGGTGCGGCCGCTGACGGACAAAGTTACCGTTATGAGCGCCGTAGCCGTGAATTATTCCATTTCGGCCCAGCTGCAGATCTACGACGGCCCGGATCCCAGCGTGGTTATCGCAGCTGCCCGGAAGGCGGCGCAGGCTTATGCCGACGACCAGCGCAAAATTGGTTACGACATTACGCTGGCCGGTATCATTGCCGCGCTCAAACAACCGGGCGTGCACGACGTTAAGATGATCACCCCCACGGCAAACGTGGTGATCGGCGACGGCCAGGTGGGCTATTGCACCTCGATAACGGTTACGCAGGCGGTGCTAAATGTCTAACGACCTGTTACCGAGTAACGCCACGCGACTGGAACGCAATCTGTCGCTGATGACCGATCGCATATTCAACGTGCCGATCATCGTTAAGCAGGTATGGAACGCCAACGAAGCCCCGGTGGATGTTTTGCCGTGGCTGGCGTGGGCGCTTTCTGTAGACGAATGGGATACCAACTGGACGGAAGATCAGAAGCGAAACGTTATCCGTGAAGCGCCGACCATCCAGAAAATCAAAGGGACGCTGGGCGCTGTGGAATTCCAGCTGGCATCTGTGGGGATCGACGTGCAGGTGCAGGAGTGGTTTAACCAGGTACCGGCAGGCGAACCGGGCACATATATTTTGCACGTCAACGTCGCGCAGTACCCGCTTAATCAACAGACGCTGCAGAAGATAATCGCGCTGATCGAAAGCAGTAAAAACATCCGTTCCCATATGTCTACCGCGAAAATAAACGTGAAGACTGAGGCGCACGGGTATGCTGCTGCAGTGAGTCGAACCGGTATGAATATCAGGGTAACGGGCACCGAAGCCACTATGGTGGTGGCAAGTGAATTCAATGTACCCAACGTAACCATTAAGCAATAAGGGGCAGCACGTGGAATTAAAAACATTTGTGGCGCAGGACAGCACGGGATCAGTTATCCCGGGCGCTACGGCGACGTTATACGTTACGGGTACCGACCAGAAGGTGGAAGGGCTGACCGACCAGAACGATCAGCCGATCGACAACCCGATGGTTACTGACGCCAACGGCGTGATTAAATTTAAAGCGCCAAACGGGATTTACGACCTGCAGTTTAATCTGGGGCCGTTGCCTGGCCCGCGCTATACGTTCCAGTGTCTGGATCTGGTGGCGCAGATTGCTGCCGTGGACTATAAGGTGGCAACCGCAAGCGGGCTGGTAGACGAAGCCAAATTGATTATGGATCGCGATATTTACGCCAGCGTCAACGCAGCACTGGCAGACCCGAACCTGCCGAATGGCGCTTATTTCCGCATCGTCGGGAATAACACCAGCGGCGCATTTCTTTACTACCGGAAAAACAGTGCATCCAGCAGCACTTCGCTGGTGGCGATCCCTACCGCGTCGCAGGTCAACGTTCTTAACAGCACGCTGGCTAACGCGGTAAATCTCGCCATGTTTAACGCGGTGATTAAGCAGGTGGATCCGATTTTCGGCGACAAAGATATTTTGTATGCGGTGCGTGATTCTGCCGGTTATCAGACGTGGTTAGGCGTGAGCGCCGTAGACGGCGGCCCGTCTGCCTATGCGGAAAAGATGCTGCGTGATCGTTTCGGCATCCAGCAGCAAAAAAACTTTCTGGCGGCTGGCGAGGAAATTAGCTGGGCGGTGACGGATAAGAACGGCAACTTAACCGATCTGGCTATCCGCGCTATCGACGGCCAGCTGGCCCAGTACGCCGTAAACCGTATTGGCGATCGAATCGCTGGCGGCATAAAGCAGGACGTGGCAAAGCAAATCGACCCGATGAAGATCCCACGCGACGCGCCAGGATTTCAGGTGCTGGCATCAATGAGTCGCTGGGCGGCGCAGCGTGGACGTGGCGAGAGCATTACCAGCCCGATCAACTTCACCACCCCGATCAACAATCAGAACGCGCGCCTTACGTTTGCCAATACGCCATACAGCAACGACGGCCCCATGCTGATGATTATCTATTTTGGCGGCGTGGGCAGCGGGCCAACACTGACGCCGCCACCAGAATACGCCAGCCTGGCGAATGATGGCATTATCTGGGCACGCTGCAACTTTGAGGGCGACCACTACGGATCCCCAAAATGCATGGAGGACGTAGCGAACGTTTACACCCAGGCCTGCAAGCTGGCCCCGATTGGTGGCGTGCTGCTGCTGGGCAACAGCATGGGCGGCATGGGCGCGCTGAATGCGCTGTTAACCGGCGTCGTACCGGGCGTGCTGGGGCTTTACCTTACCGATCCTGTGTGCAACCTTTTCGACCGCTACAACAGCAGCCGCCAGGGTTTAATCCAGACCGCTTACGGCATCGCCTCCAACGGCAGCGACTACAGCACGAAAACGGCAGGTTACGACCCGGTGCTGCGCCACTGGACGGATTTTCGCGGCGCGCCGGTATATTGCATTGCGTCAACAGGCGACGACCTTGTGCCGATGGCGACCAACGCCCAGCTGCTTTACGACACGTTTAGCCAGCATGTAGACATGCAACTGGAAGTACACACCACTGCAGGGCATAACACTGCAGACCGTTTCGACCCGATCAAGCTGCGCGACTTTATCCGCAAAGTTTGTTACGGCACCATTTTGAAATAAAAGAGGCAAGACGATGGCAACGATTATTCAGACCGACAGCGCGATCCGTTCCCCACTGGCAAGCACACCAAAGATCGTGGCGATGGGCGACGTTTTTATTTCTGACTCATTCAACCGCGCAGGCGACCTGCAAGGCAGCAGCACCGACAGCGCGCTGGGTGGCGTGCCAACCGTATGGGGCGGCACCAACGGCAACAACAACAAAACGGTTACGGATAACGGCGGGCAGCTGGTGCTGGCATCCACCAGCCTGTTTAGCCAGTGCGTGAATGCTGGCCGGCCAGATGTAAGCGTGAGCTTTAAACTGGTGGCAGATACAGCTGGCCGAGCTGCGGGACAGCAGTCAATGATCGAATTCCGAAAGGCTGCAGCCGATACCGGCGACACCCTGCGCTTAACGCTGGGTAACTACTCAAACGCCAGCGGCGTGGCCCAGACCTTTGCGCAGCTGTACAAGCGCGTAGGCGGGGCTGCCACTGCCCTGCTTTCGCAGTTTGTAATTGTTCACGGCAACACGATCCGCGTCGATATTAAAGGATCCACGCTGACGATTTACACAAATGATGTGTTGTTGATGACCTATCCAATCACTGATAACAGCCTGCTTACCGGCACTTTCTTTGGCTTTGCTGGTGCGTCTGGTAACAAGTCATTCACGATCAAAGACTATATGATCCGTTCAATCAACTAAGGCGGCAGGGCGATGGCATTTAAAACGATCTTTACCCGCCTGGGCGCGCAACTGCTGACCCAGGCCATGAGCAGCGGGCAGGCTATCCGCTTAACGCATATGGCCGTTGGCGACGGCGCAGGCAATCCGACCACGCCGACCACCACGCAAACCACGTTAGTGCGTGAGCGGTACCGCTCGACGATTAACCGCATCTATCAGGATCCGGCAGATAACACGAAGTTTACTGCCGAAATGATTGTGCCAGCTGCGCAGGGTGGCTGGACGATGCGCGAGATCGGCGTATTCGACAGTAACGGCACCATGATTATGGTGGGCAACCTGGCGGAGACTTACAAACCGCTGCCGGAAGAAGGCCAGTACGGCGACGTTATTCTGGCCGTCGATTTCTTCCTGACCAGTGACGCGGTGATTAATATCAGCTTTGATCCTGACACGATCGTGGTGAACCAGACGTGGCTTGTTAATAACTGGACGGCGGCGCAGCTTATCCCGGGCGGCGTCGTCGGGCAGGTGCTGGGCAAAGAAACGAACGCCGATGGCGATTACAAATGGATCGATCCCAGCGTTGCCAACGTGACGGTGGACACCGTAGCGGAGACGCAGTTACTGAGCGCGACGCAGACCACTGTTGATCTGCAGAAAACCACCACCTACGGGCTGGCGGTTTATGTGGCCGGTGATCGCCTGGCGATGGGATCCGGTGCTGACGAATGGCAGCCGGTGGCGAACAACCCCACGCGGATCACGCTGGGGAAAACCTACGCTGCAAACACCAAAATTCAGCTGGTGAATAACGAGCCTGCAGGCAGCGCACCGGCACCGCTGGAGCGTGCCAAAAACCTGTCTGACGTCCTGAGCGTAACCACCGCGCAAAATAACCTGCAGGTTTACAGCGGCAGCAAAGTGGAAGCACTGGGCCGCCAGTGGGCACCACCTGGCGCGGTTATGCCATTCGGACGCAGCAGCGCGCCGGTGGGCTGGCTGAAAGCCAACGGCGCAGCAGTGAGCCGCACGGCTTACCCTGAATTGTTCGCGGCTATCGGTACCACCTGGGGCGCTGGTGACGGCTTCAACACCTTTAACCTGCCAGACCTGCGCGGCGAGTTTATCCGCGGCTGGGACGACGGGCGCGGGCTGGATGCTAACCGTATTAACGGCACCGTGCAGGGATGGGCCGTAGAGTCACACCAGCACACCGGCACCACGGCAGGCGCTGGCAACCACCAGCATAGCGGCAGCACTGACGCGCAGGGCAACCACGCACACAGCGTAAGCGGCAGCACTGACGCGCAGGGCCAGCACGGGCATAGCGCATGGACTGACGCGCAGGGCAACCACCAGCACGGCGTCGGGATTCGAAACCCGGCCAACTATGGCGGATCGGGTGGTTACTACGGCGTGCGAGGTTTAGGGTTAGGATCGGGCGCATGGGCGCAGGGTGGCGGCCAGACTGGCAGCGAGTCATGCACCAGTTACGACGGCAACCACGCGCATAACGTTGGTATTGGCGCAGCTGGGAACCACGCGCATAATGTGAGCGGCAGCACCAGCGTAGCAGGCAACCACGCCCACAACTTCTGGACAACGTGGAGCGGCGATCACGGTCACAACTTCACCACCAACGCAACCGGCAGCAACGAAACGCGCCCGCGCAACATGGCGCTGCTGTACTGCATCAAGTATTAAGGGGCTATCATGGCAGACGAAAAAAGGGTTTACCTCTACAACCAGATGGGATTTTTTACCGGCAGCAGCGTGGCTGATCCATCGCCGCTGGAATCAGGTGTTTATATTTACCCGCCGAATTCCACCGACAAAGAGCCGCCAGAGCTGAAAGAAGGCGAGGCAGCACGATGGAACGGCAGCGACTGGCAGCCCGTCCAGATTCAGATTGACGACGCGCAGGTGGCAAAAAATAAACTGATTGATTTCCTTTCCAACAATCCAGACGTCGCCGCACTGCTGAATAAATGATTTAGTTTGCTGTCGCATTTTGGCCCGCCTTGCGCGGGCATTTTTTTATGCCATCCCGCACAATGACTTTAAACGGGCAGCGCGGCATTATTAGCGTGCCTTTTGAGTGCTCAACTACTAAGGATCGAATCAATGGCTACTGAATTTTTACACGGGCCGGAGGTGCTGGAAATCGACAACGGGATCCGAGTTATCCGTATCGCGTCTTCAAGCGTGATCGGTATCGTCGGAACAGCGCCCGATGCTGACGCCCTGGCATTTCCAATTAACACCCCCGTCCTGATCGCTGGCAGCCGTAAAGAAGCGGCACTGCTGGACAGACTGGGTAACGGCGCGGGCACACTGCCCACCGCGCTGGATGCAATTTTTGACCAAACCAACGCTGTGGTTATCGTCGTGCGCGTCGAAGCAGCGGAAACGGATACCGGCACCCTGGCTAATATTCTGGGCGGCGTTAATGCCAATACCGGGAATTACGAAGGCGTGCAGGCGCTGCTGGGCGCTAAGTCTAAACTGGGCTTTGCACCACGCATTCTTTGCGTGCCTGGCTTCACCCATACCCGCCAGCAGAGTGCGGTTACAGCCGTAACTGTTACTGCTGCGGGTACCGGTTACACCAGCCCACCGGCCGTATCGTTTACCGGTGGCAATGGTACCGGCGCGCGTGCGCACGCCGAGATCGACGCGCAGGGCCGCTTAAGCAAAATCATCGTGGACGCGCCGGGGAGTGGCTACACTGCCGCGCCTACCGTCGTGCTTACCGGTGGCGGCGGATCTGGTGCGGCGGCAACTTCAAGTTTCGGCAGCACGTCCAACCCGGTGGTGGCAGCACTGACCACGATCGCAAACAGCTTGCGCGCGATCATCTGGGCAGATGGCCCTAATACCACCGATGCAGACGCTATCGCATACCGCCGCGATTTTGGCAGTAAGCGCGTCATGGTAGTTGATCCGAAGGTGATCACCGTTGACAGCAACGGCAATAACCAGACTGAGTGGGCCAGCGCCCGCGCTGCTGGCGTCATGGCTGCCACTGATGCGGCAATCGGCTTCTGGGCTTCACCGTCCAACAAGCTGGTTAACGGCATCATTGGCACCGCACGCCCGATTGATTTCGTGTTGGGCGATACCAGCAGCCGCGCTAACCTGCTGAACGCCAGCGAAGTTACGACGATCATCAATGAAGACGGGTACCGCCTTTGGGGCAACCGCACCTGCAGCGATGATCCAAAGTGGGCGTTTGTCACTGCGGTGCGAACTAATGACATTATCGCGGATTCTGTCATGCAGAATCACCTGTGGGCCATCGATCGCAACGTAGACAAAAACTACGTGGACGACGTAGTGGGCGGCGTGAATGCCTTCCTGCGTGAGCTGAAAAGCACTGGTGCAATCGCAGGCGGTGAATGCTGGTTTGATCTGGAGCTGAACACCAAAGAAAGCCTGGCCGCTGGTCATGTATTCTTTGATTACGCTTTCAGCCCGTCGCCACTGGCAGAGCGTATTACTTTCCGCGCTCATATGACCAATGACTACATCGCGGAGATCTTTAAATAATGGCTACTAAAGACGTATTGATTAACATGGCCTTGTTTATGAACGGCACCAGCTACGTGGGGAACGTTGACAACGTAGACCCGCCGAAGCTGACCGCAACCACCGAAGAGTTTCGCGGCGGTGGCATGAACGGCCCGATCGAAATCACAACCGGTCACGAAGCCCTGCGCATGGGCGCAGAAGTCATTAACTACAGTGAGGAAGTTTTTGCACTGTTTAACCTCGCGGAAGGATCCAGCGTGAGCTTTACCATTCGCGGCGCAATGAAAAGCTGGAATGGCGGCCCAGCCAAGCCCATTAAATGGGCCTGTCGTGGTAAGGTTATCGAAATCGATCCGCAGAACCTTAAGCCAGGCACGCCACCGCGCGCCAAACTTACCGTGGCGCTGGATTATATGCAGATGACCGTGGGCAGCACCGTAGTGCAGGAAATCGACGTGGTGAACATGACCCAGATTATTAACGGCGTTGACGTGCTTTACGACGTCGCCAGCGCCCTGGGCATTCGCTAAGCAGTAAAACCTTAACCGGCCTTTCGGGGCCGGATATTTCATCTAATGCGAGAGTTAAAATTATGTCTGACAAAAACCCAGCAGCAAAATTTGTTAAAGAAACCGCCGAAGGCGTAACCATTACCCTGCAGAAAGGCTATCTGCCAGCCGGTACCGATGTTCGTGTTACCGAAGTGGATATGCGCGAACCGATGGTGAAAGACCAGATGATCGCGCGTAAGCAGGCCGCAGACGACGCGGAAATGGAAACCGCACTGTTGTGCAGCCTGACGGGATTGCTGCCTACTGAGCTGGAATCTCTTACCGCTCGCGATTATGCGCGCATCCAGGCTGGCTACAATTTTTTTATGGACTAACCCCGGAATGGATAAGGGCCAGCATGCTGGCCCTTGCCAGTCATACCGGCTGGCAGCTGTCTGAACTTAAAAGCCTGCCGGTATCGGAATTCGTTTTTTATATTGAAGGCTTAAAGACAGATGGCAAATAAACGTCTAAATGCCCTGATAACGATCGGCGGCGCAGTTTCCGGGAGCCTTAAAGGAGCCTTTGGAAGCCTTAAAGGCAGTATCAGCAATATCGGCGGCACCGTCGCCGATCTCAACCGCAAACAGCGCCTGCTTAACGACTCAATAAAACGATTCGGTGAGCAGGGGCTTAACGTCGATAAACTCAAATCAAAATATGCAGCGCAGGCCCGCCAGATCGATCAGCTGACGGCTGCGCATCGCCGCCTTAATTCCGTCCAGGCCAGAACCGAAAAAAACGAATCCAGAAAGCAGGGCATGCGCGCCGGTATCGGGGAAACTATCGCGGGCGCTATCGCCGTGGGGTACCCGATTAAAGCGGCTATGGAATTCGAAGACAAGATCGCCGAGGTGCGCAAGGTAGTGGACGCCCCCAGCGGGATGGATAAAAACACTTACTTTGGACAGCTGGGGCAGCAGATTCTGGATCTGTCTCAAAAGATTCCGATGACAGCAAGCCAGATCGGCGATCTGGTGGCAGCTGGTGGGCAGTCAGGCATCGCATCCAATGAGCTGATAGCGTTTGCAGAAGCCGCGGGCAAAATGGGCGTGGCGTTTGATATTACGGCGGAGACGGCGGGCCAGAGCATGGCCGAAATGAAATCCGCTTTTCGCATGACGCTGCCGGAAGTGATCGAGCTGGGCGATAAAATTAATGCCCTGTCGAACGTTGGCGCAGCCAGTGCCAGTGATGTTATGGACATTGTTAAGCGCATCGGGCCGCTGGGCGAGGTGGCAAACGTATCATCGGGCCAGATTGCGGCACTAGGATCCACCCTGCGCGGCATGGGCGTGCAGAACGAAGTCGCAGCGACAGGGATTAAAAACCTGATGCTTACGCTTACGTCTGGCGCTAAGGCAACGAAGGGCCAGAAAGAGGCGTTGAAGCAGCTGGGCTACGGTTCCAAACAGGTGGCCGGTTCGATGCAGAAAGACAGCCGCGCCACTATCACGACGATCCTCAAAAGCATTAACCGCCTCGATAAAGTGCATCGCCCGGAAGTGCTTAACGCGCTATTCGGCAAAGAGGTGGTGGGCAGTATTGCGCCACTGCTGAACAACATTGGCGAACTGGAAAGGCAATTTGATCTGGTGGGCGATAAGACCCAGTGGGCCGGATCGATGCAGAAGGAATTCGAAAGCCGCGCCGCCACCACCAGTAACAGCCTAATCCTGCTGCGCAACCGCATGAACCGGATCGCGATAACGATCGGCAGTGCCGTGCTGCCGCAGCTGAATGCGCTGATCAATGCGTCATTCCCTTACATCGATCAAATCAGCACGCTGGTGCAGCAGCACCCGCAGCTTACGCAGGCCATCATTGCGACAGGCGCGGCCATTGTCGGATTGCGAATCATCGCGCTGGCGTCGGGCTTTGCCTTCACGACGTTAAACGGATACTGGCTGGCCGGAGTTAAAGCCCTGACCATGCTCGACAGCGGTCTGGTGAAGGCGGGCATTAACTGGCGTCTGTTTAACATGGCGATGATTGCCAGCCCGGTGGGACTGGTTATCGCAGGCGTTGCGCTGGCCGTGGGCGCGCTGTCGCTGGCTATCTATCGAAACTGGGACATTATCAAATCATTTATCAGCGGGGCCATAACGCCGCTGTGGGAGGGAATCAAGCCGGTGCGCGATGCGTTTAGCGGGCTGTGGGATCTGGTAGTCAGTTTCGGGAAAGATATTGGCATTACCGGCGAGAGCGTGAAGAAGTTTACGACCTGGTTTAGTGAGCTATTCACCCCGATAAATCATAGTAAAGACGCCCTGGACGGGGCGAAAAAATCAGGCAGCGAATTCGGTACGGTGATGGCGAACGCGATCAATTTTGTTTATCAACCGCTGATCAAACTGGTGGAAGCGTTTAAGTGGCTGGACACCAACGTGGGCGGCATCATGGAGAAGGCGCAGACTTTCGGGCATAAGGAAATCAGAGGCGCAGCTGGTGCGGTAGGGGGCTTCTTCCAGAATCTTTTCGGTACCGGAGAAGACCGGCCAACCGTACCGACTGGCAACGGATGGGGGCTGGCACCGCCTGCAGTGCCGGAAATGTATCGCGGAGCCGGAAGCCAGCAGAGCACCGATAACAGTACAACGCATATCACCGTCGTGCAGCGCCCGGGAGAGAACGGGCCAGAATTCGCGCGCCGCGTGGTGGAAGAGCAACGCAAGGCCAAAGCGCAGAAGAACAACAGCGCGATGCCTGACAATCTGGCGATACCATAATGCAAAAATCGTTTACAGCACTGGCAGCGATGGGCAACGTTATGATGCGACTGGGGGATTATAAATTTATGATCCCCGAGGCCGTTTATCAGACGCTGGAACGGAGCACCGAATTTAAATGGCCCAGCCAGCACCGTTTCTTACTGGGGCCATCTTCCCAGTTTGTTGGCAATGGAGAAGACCGGATCACGCTTAACGGCGTGGTTTTCCCTGAGTGGCTGGGCGGGGCGGGACAGGCTGACCGATTCCGTGAAATGGGCGGCATGGGCCAGGCCTATCTGATGATTAGCGGTACAGGCGGCATTATGGGCTACTGGTTTATTGAAGCCGTCAACGAGAAACAAAGCCTTTTTGCTGCCTTTGGTACCCCACGTAAACAGGAATTTAGTTTAACCCTGCGGAGGCAGTACCCATGACAATGCAGCAGTACCGAACTAAAGCCGGTGAAACCGTCGCTTATATCGCGTGGAAGCAGTACGGCAACCAGAACCCGGGCACGGTGGAAGCCGTATTTAACGCCAACCCGACACTGGCCGGCCAGGATCCAGAGCTACCCGCGGGCCTGCTTATCTGGCTGCCGGTAATTGAACAATCTAAACCGCAGGAGATCGTGACGCTATGGCAATAGATCCCAGCCTGATGGGCGGCCTTAAACTGGGCGTGACTGCGAACAAAGAAGACATACGCGAAGCCGTGATGGAGCGGCTTTTTTCTATGCAGCTGACCGATGGCGCAGGATTCGAATCAGACACGCTGGAAATGGTGCTGGTAGACGATGACCCGCTAAAGCCGGTAAAGGTACCGCCGAAGGGCGCAGAGATTGAAATAACCCTGGGCTACGAACGCTTTTACCGGAACATGGGTTTATTTGTCGTGGACGACATGGAGCTGGCGGGCTGGCCGCTGGCGCTGGTTATCCGGGCGCGTGCTGCCCCGTTCGAAAAGAGCAAGCTGGGCAAAACCCAGCTGCAGACGCAGAAGAACCGCAGCTGGGAAAAGGGAACCCGGCTGGCGGAGCTGCTGGACACGCTCGCGAAAGAACACGGCATGCAATCGGCAATCAGCGCCTCGATGGCTGGGATCGTCCTGCCGCATCTTGACCAGAAAGAAGAAAGCGACATTAACTTTTTGCTGCGCATCGCCAGGAAGTACGACGGGATCGTTAAACCGGCCGGTGGCTACCTGACGATCACAAAAAAGGGCGAGGCACTGAGCGCCAGCGGGGCGAAGCTGCCAACTGTGACGCTTACCGCGACTGAGATTACAGACTTTCGCTGGAGCACCCAGAGCCGTGATAAAGCCGGTACCGTCATTGCCTACTACAAAGTTTCGAAGAAGGCGGCGCGCGTGGAATTGAAGGTGGGCGACGGCGAGCCGGTAAAACGCATCGGCACCAACTACCCCACCAAAGAAATGGCGCTGGCGGCCGCCAAAGCACTGCTGGCGAAAACCCAGCGCAGCGAAGTGAAACTGGGCCTTACGGTGATGGGCAACCCTGAATTCATGGCAGAAATGATCGTGCAGATCCGGGACGTTCACGAAGTGGTAAACGGCGAATGGCTGGTGGAAACCTGCCGCCACCGCCTGGGCGAGCAGGGCTATCTGGTGGATCTGGAGCTGGAGCAGCCCAACGACGAATCAGAGCCGGACGTGAGCGAGCGCGAATTAAAATCACCGAAGGTAGGAGCGAAGGAGGATCCGAACGACGATTACAACGCAGGCGTGATTACGCTACCCCCGTTAAAAAAATAGTTGACCGCAGTTATACGCCCGTATAGACTCCATATGAACGTTGCCACCCCCGGCAACCATATGGAGTAACCCAGATGAACCAACCGAATAAGATCCGCAGCTGCGCCACCGGCCAGCGTTGCCTTTCCCACTACCACGGCACCAACCACCCGGAATCGTGCACGCTTTGCGGCGAGTGTGGCTATTACCATGCTTCAACCGATGTTCACGCATCCGATCCGAAAACTGCGACGCTGCAGGATGGCAGCTGGCTGCGCGCTGGCATGATCCGCCCGATGGATCGCGTAGAGCTGGCGGGCGTTTTCCATACCGTTACCGGCTTTAAAGATGAAGGTGACGTGGTGCACCTGGACTTTGAAAACATCCAGCCGCAGACATTCAACATCAACACAATGTTTCGCGTTGAAAAGTCGCTGAGCAGCCAGAAAAACGATCAGTCGCTATTCCAGTCAATCCGCCAGGCCGTAGCCAGTGCAGAGGCGGTAAAGCGCCCGACACCGGCTGACGCCGACGACTGGGGGCTGCAGGTTTTCGACTGGATGGAAGGCGCGATCCGCATGCTGAAAAACCGCGAGTGGGCGGAGCAGATGCCGCTTAGTAACGCAATGCTGTGTGACCTGGAAACGCAAATCAGCGAGCTGGTGGGCAGCGCCAGCCGTTACACCGAAGTGCAGTCCAAATTCCGGGCAGCTGTCGCCACGCTGGAATCGCTGGGTTATTCGTACCCGGTGGACGGTGCGGAGCAATGGCGGCCAGCGCAGGGAGATATGCCGGATTATATCAAGTGGGAAAAAGGCATTATTTCCGGCCTGCCACCACTTCACGCCAGAATTGTATTTGATTTTCCGCAGTGGGGGCACGTTCAAACAGGCCGCGTGATGGGGATAAGCGATAAACATATTATTATTTCGTACCAAGACGAAAGCCGGGACGAACCGGAAGAAATCGCCGTGGAATTATGTGAGGTAACAATCTGGCCTTATTCCGAGGCAGATCACAATCGCGCAAATGAATTAGCCATCGCTATGCTCGTTGATGTTTCGAGCTATAACAGCGCGCACTATTACCGCATGGCTTACCGCTTATTAAAATCGGGAAAAATTTAATATGACTGAACACTACTCTATTGAGGGCGAGCCATGCCCGACAGGATTTAAAAAGGTGGGACGCATTGCGCACGCCATCCCGGAGCAATTGAAGTGCAGCCAGTGCGGCGCGTACCACAAAGAAGTAATGGACGCTTACCTGCGCGATGAAAGGGCGCTACGTGAGCAGGAAGGCGCAGTGCAAATAAAACAACTGGCCGAACAAATGCTGGAAGAAATAGCCGAAAACGAGCCTGATTTATCCGTGGGGCAGGCGCGCTTTTTGGCAAAGGCTTTGGCTTTGTGGGCATTTAACAAAGGATGCAGACCATGACACGCCGTAAAATTAAATTCAGTACGGACTATTTCGACGTCACGCCGGAAGGCACTGAAATGACCATCGAAGCCAAAAACGTAGACGTTACGGAAATTTTTGACGCCAATATGGCGATCGATGAACTGGATCACCGTGACCTGCTTAATTTAATGAACGCTGCCGACGTAGCCGACTGGCTGCGCGGTGAAGGCTATCACGTAGAGGAAGAAGAATAATGGCTATAACCCAGAACACCAACCGCCCGCATCTGGAGCACGTAGGGCGCGTCGTATCTTATGAACTCCACCACCGTGGCGAGAACGGCCCGCGCCAGGTCACTTTTGGCTGCGTGGCTATCGACTCAACTTACGAAAAGGGCGCGCCGCGTGGTGCTGCTGAACTGCTGGCTTACATCAATAAAGCGGCGTTTGACGAAGCCGCGAAAGACCCCGGATTCATCGAAAACTGGGGCGAAAACCCGGATGAATTTTTCGTAACCATCCAGCACGAATTCCGCACCTAATCCGGCTGGATTCGACTTATCACTAACCTATCACTTTTCCAAACGCGGCTTTTCGGATATACTGCCGGAAGCCGCAGCCAGCAAGGCTTCGCGCGGATAGCTGGTTTTTATGTGCAATGCTTAGTATGAGCATTAAACATTGCGCGTTAAGATTTTGATTTCGTTAACAATTGCAGTAAATCGACAGTAACTAAACTCAACGTAAACTATCACGCAAAAAGGCGGTAAAAAATGGGCAATAAAATCACGTTTATCATCGCGCCAGTGGGCTGCGCGTTTCACCATATCGGGCCTATCAGCCAGTCAATCAAAGCGAAGTTTGTTACCGAAGTTTATCGGGGAGCCTGCGCCGAAGACCTGCCGAAACTTATCGACAATCAGCCGGGGCATCATGCCGTTTTCGTCAACACCAGCCGCGAGGCTTTAAAGCTGATTTACCCTAACGCGGAAATCATCGGCTATTACGACGCATGCCGCGCTGCTGGCGTTAGCCCGTTTCATACCGGCAACGGCCAGCTGATTGCGCCGCTGAATCACGCCGCGTCACTGGCTGCAGCCGCTACAGAGACGTTTAAACCCCGGGAAACTTACGGCGTGCTGATGGAAGTAGCCACCGAGCGGGCGAAGCAAATCAGCAAAGGCTTTGATGCCAGCCAGGATGATCGCTACACCGAAAACGAACTGGTGCTGGCAGCCACCGCATACAGCAGTAACGTGGCGGTGCCGCGTCATTCAGTAGAGGTTCCTTATTCGTGGCCGTGGGATGCTCAATATTTTAAACCAGAAGGCCGCCGCGCTGACCTGATCAAAGCAGCCGCTTTGCTGGTGGCCGAGATTGAACGGATGGATCGCGCGGTGGCGGCGAAGACCAGCGGCACGATCGATCCGGTTATCCCGGAAGGCTTTAACGCCTGGCGCGGTGACGATGATTTGCCGCCTGTGGCAAAAAGCAAACGCGTAGATGTGCTGGTGCAATTCAATGATAAACAGCCTCGACTTTTAAACGCAGTTAATCCTTTTGTAGAGTCAGACAAAGAAATGGATCTGGCATGGTTTAAGAAGGGAGGCGGAAACAAAATCCTAGCGTGGCGTCTTACGCCGGTTCCAATGTGCGAATTTTGCCACGGCCTTGATGGCAACCACAAAACCGGATGCTGCCGGGTGGCAGGCTGATGGTTAAGCGCGTGCGCGGCCCGGAGGATGATCACACCGCCAGCGCCGGTTACATGTTCGGGAAAGGGGCGTGCATAGCCATTTCCCTAATCATTGCGTTTCTTATTTTGTGCATAGTGGCAGAGGTGATTTTATGATTAACGCGTTATTTATGGGCGGCGTTGCCGATGGCAAACGCATGCAGGTGGCCGACAACGTGCAGCGGGTTACTATCCCGGAAATGCCGGATTTAGTTTCCCTGGCTGCAAGCCCGACGCCGCCTGATGTTATCCCGACCTTTAAAGAAACCACTTATTACCGCGTAGACGGCATTTTTTTACGAGATACCGCCGTTTTTACGCCTAAAATGAACCCGACCATCGGCGACCTTATGCGCATGCTGCTGAATGGGTACCGCCCGGAGGCCGATCGAAATGCTGAGCAATAACGACATTAAAAAGGCGGTGGCAAACGCCACCGGCACCCAGTGGATCACCGACAGCAGCGAGGGTTACGGCAAAGGTAGCCTGGTGCTGAAAGTGACTGCCGGGAAGAAGGGCACGACGGCGGCGTGGTTTATCGTCTGGACGGTGGCGGGCAAATTGCACCGGCACAAAATCGGCAACCTGGGCGACGTGGTAGCCAGCGAGGCCCGGGAGATTTACCGCGAGTTTGATTTGTCTGATCCGGCAGCAGAGAAACCGACCACTGGCGGAACGGTGCTGGATTTGTTTTCGAACTATATCGATCACCTGGCAGACCGTGGCGCGCGAAGCGTTGACCAGCTGCGGCGCATTTTGATTACCGGGCAGAATAACGTCGCTTCGCAGCTGGGATCTGACCGGGAGGCCAGCACGATTAAGCCTGACGACGTGGTGGTGATCCTCTACCACGTGAATGCTGCCGGTAAAAAACGCATGGCCGACGCCGTGCGCACCGCGATAAACGCCGCGTTTAACTGGGCTATCCAGAGCCGGTTCGACTACACGGACAAGCGCGCACGCGACTGGGGGATCACCACCAACCCCGTGGCGGTGGTGACGAAAGACCGCAGCGCCAAAGTGGCCCGCGATCGCAACCTGAAAGCGGAGGAATTGCGCGCTGTCTGGAACTACGAAAACGCGCTGGCCGGTGACGTGATGCGGCTGATCATCTGCTGCGGGCAGCGCGTGCTGGAAACGCTGAGGATTGAGGGGCGCGACGTCGATCTGGACGCCCGGATCTGGACGCAGCCAGCAGAGAAGACGAAAGGCGGCACGCGTTCGCATGCGGTACCGCTGCCGGATCAGGCGGTGGCCATACTGGCCAGGCTCAAAGAGAAGCACGGAGACGGGTACCTATTCCCGGCGAAGGGGGCAAAAGAGTGCCCGCATATTTCGCTGACGACACTCAACCGCGCCACGCAACGGGTACCGGGGGCCGAACCTTTCCAGGCGCGTGACCTGCGCCGAACGTGGAAGAGCCGAGCCGGTGACGCTGGGATCCCCCGCGACATGCGCGACATGATCCAGCAGCACTTTAAAGGCGATACCGGCAGTAAGTTTTATGACCGTTACGACTACGCGAAGGAGAAGCGCGAGGCAATGGATAGCTGGCAGGCATGGCTGGATAGTAACGTTACGAACAATTTGCATTCAGATGATTCTTAAACTAGATTAACCAGACCGATGCAGCGGGATCCGCCTATTTGTTTTTTGTTCGGTTGCGTGGTGGTGCGAGGTGGGCGGATCTCGCTGTGTCGTCAACACCAGGGCAGTGCGTAAGCCGGTACTCTACGGGGTACCGGCATTTTTTTGGCCTAAATTCACGGGTGGCAATTGACATATGGATGCGGCAATGCAAATATACGTCCGAACCAACCAAAAAGGACAATCACATGCAACCAGGTATTTACCAAAATATCAGCAATGACGCATACCATATGGGGCCGGGAGTCAGTAAGACCGACCTTAAACTGGCTGAGAAATCGCTGAAAACCTATCGCGCCATTAAAAACGGCGAAATCCCCAAGAAAGAAACCATCTACAAGGATCTGGGCAAAGCGTTTCACGAACTGGTCCTGGAGCCGGAAGAGTTTAAAAAGCACTATTGCAAGCCGCTGACCATTGAAGCCGCAGAGCGCCAGGGCATCAAGGTGCTGGACAGCAGCGAAAAGATTCTGGCGATGGTTAATGACCTGAACCAGATTAAACGCGATGAATTCACCGAGCAGGGGATCATTACCAGCCCCGACGTGCTGGTGGAAATGCTTAATGAAATGAACAAAACCCGCCTGCCAAAACTGAGCACCAGCGGCGCTAAAGCAGCACTGATCGAAGTGATTACCCAAAACTGGGATTCGCAGATGGGTGATGTGCCTGAATATGGCGTGCTGTCAGCCATGAAAGGCCCGGATTTAAAAAACATTATCGAACGTCTGAACGAAAGCCGCCCGGGCCTGCTGTCTACCAGCGGAAGCCGTGACGACCTGGCCCAGCGCCTGCGCGATAACGGAGCATCGATCGCGTGCAGTTGGGAAGTGGAAAAAATGAACATGGAAGCCACGGGCCGCCCTTACTTCCTGGGATCCGGCAAGACCAAAGCGGAAATGATCGACTGGCTGAACGGCGAGCAGTACAAAGGCGGCAACTGGCGCAGCTGGGAAATGGTTAAGGCAGAGTGGGCGGAGAACAACCCGGATCGAACCATCCTGACCGAAGAGGAATGGACGAAAGTTCACGGCATGCGCGACGCCCTGCTGGATCACCCGTGGGCGCGTAAGTTGCTTTGGCCGCAAAAAGGTGGCGTGGCTGAGCAGTCAATTTACTGGACGGATAAAGAAACCGGCGAGTTATGCCGCTGCCGTCCTGACTTTATGCGCTACGACAACCGCCCGGTGGATTTGAAGAGCGCCAACGATGCCAGCGAAGAAGGATTTAAAAAGGCGATCGAAACCTACGGCTACGACATGCAGCAGGAATTTTATCTGGACGGCATCGAAGCAGCCACGGGCGTGCGCCCGAAGAATATGCCGTTTGTGGTGGTTGAGTCCGAAGCGCCTTACCTCGTTAACGTTCACGTGTTAGGGCTTGAATATTGCTACATCGGGAAAGGGCGGTACCGGACGGCGCTTAACGCCATCCATGAGGCGAAGGAATCCGGCGAGTGGCCCGGGTACCCGGAAGACATTCACGTGCTGGAGCCTCGCCGTTTTTACGCGCAGCAGCACGCGCAGTATCTGCCAGACAGTAACTGGTAATTGAGCCGGCCAAATTAACCGAAACAGGAAAGTAAAAAAATGACCCAGGAAAAACCATTAGTTTTAGCCATTCGTCGCGCCATGCGAGACGCCGCCCGCCTTGTGATCGCCTTTGCTGGGATCAGCGGCAGCGGCAAGACCCGCACGGCGATAGAGTTCGCTTTCGGGCTTGCCAACTACGACGCGGATAAAATCGGCTTTATCGACGCCGAAAACAAACGCGGAAGCCTTTACGCAGACTGTCTGGACAACCACCCGAAAAACCCGGAAAAGAAACGCTTCTGGATCGGCGACCTGCAGCCGCCATTCAGCCCGAGCCGATACGCCCAGGCTATCAAGCAGTTTGAAGACCACGGCGTGGAGGTGCTGATCATCGACTCCGCGACGCATGAGTGGGAAGGCGAAGGCGGCGCGCAGCAAATTGCCGAAGACAACGCCACGCAATGGGGCAAGAAAGACTGGGCAAAAGCGAAAGACGCCCATAAGAAATTCATGAACACACTTTTACAGTGCAACATGCACGTGATCGTCTGCGTGCGCGCCCGTGAAAAAACCAAAGAGGAAAAGAACGACAAAAACAAACTGGTGGTGACGTCGCTGGGCATCCAGCCGATCCAGGAAAAGAATTTCATGTTTGAAATGTCAGCCAGCGTCATGATGTGGAACGAAGGCCAGATGCAGACCGCGTACAAAGTACCCGGCGAGTTAAAGCCATTCCTGGGCCGTGGTGAGGGTTATATCACCAGCGAAGACGGCTACGCAGTGCGCAAATGGGTGGAGGGTGGCAACCAGATCGACCAGAAGGTGGAGAAACTGCGCAACAAACTGGTGGGCGAAACCGAAGCAGGCGAAGCCAACCTGCGCGAAAAATGGGGCATGCTGTCAGACGCCCAGCGCACTGCAGTTACAGAGGATTTCTTTGAAACGCTGCTGACCAGCGCCAGAGAGTACGACATGCAACGCGCAGATGCTGCAGACGCGAAAGCGGGCGGCGCTGGCGTTACCGACTTAACCAATTCACTGGCTGATGACTGATGAAAGAACAGCGCCTTACCACGAAGCAGCTGGCTAAACGCCTGAATGTTTCGACCAGATCGATCCGGTTATGGCGCGCAAATAAAAACGGCCCCAAGTGGGGCCGTTACGGTGCGCGCGTCGAATACTTACTAACTGACGTGGAAGCGTGGGAGCAGGACAGGGCAAAAGCGATGCAGGAGCATTACAGCACCAAGCAGCTTGCCGGACTCCT